GGTATACTCGCAGTCATCCATTGTTGTAGCGTTTGGATCAGGGAAGAAATCCCATATACTTACAAACTCAATGCGCGGGACACGGACAGTAAGAGGATTGTAGGCTCTTTCACCTGTCTCTTCGTCTTTTTCCCAACGACTAAGCGTTTTATTGTGGTTGAATGGCCCTTTAACTACGCCTGTTCCAAATAACGCAGACTCAAACAAAGCATTACGCAACTCAGAAGAACCGTTAGACTCTTCAATCTGGTCGTGTATAAGACTTTGCATAAGTCTAGCGGCATCTTTAGCAGGTGCAATCTGTAAAGCCTGTGGATCGGGGTTATAACCGTCTTTAAACGTAGCTCCTGCCTCTTTTATAGCGTTTTCTAGTGCTGATTCGCCCGAAGAGAAGGTAGCTCCTGCTTTTAAGACTTTTCCGTCACCCTCATATCCAACATCAAAAGGATTTACTACTTCTTCTGGCTCTTCTTCTTTCTCAGGCTCAGGAGTACTTTCAATTCCCGGAGAATTATCTAAGTGACTGTACGTTGGAACGCCTTCAGGAACGCGAGTTTCTTTGACACCTATTGGAAATTGACCTGTGCCAAAGATAACGTCTACTAGTTGACCGAAAGCCGCAATGACCTTGGTCTTAGTTACTTTAATGAAGACTCTAGACTTCTCAGATTCGCGGAACCTTACGCTCTTGCCGTAAAGTCCACGAAAGTTATGATAGGCTTGAAGCCATCGAGCTTCATCATGCTCTCTGGCTCTTTCTGCTTGTTCAAAACGATCTTCGACCAAGCCTACAAATTTAAGACGTACAGATTCTTCAAGGGTCAGGTCGAGACCACTTTCACCTTCTACTGGTGCAAAGTAAATCTCTCCTGCGTTCCCAAATAAACCGTTCTCTTCACTCATTTAGTTTTTCCTTAGAGTTCTTGGAACTGAGCAATATATGTAACAGTAGTAGCGGCAGTTGCTAGGTCTGCTCCAATAGGACGCAGAGTAACAAAGATATTACGAGCGGCAGATGAGTACAAAGCCCCTGCAATAACAATAGCTTCACTAGTTGCGGGGCCGCCTTTAGGGCCAACTCCAGTAGTAGCAAACTGATTAGCCGCTTTACCGTGTGAGTTTTCAACTATATATAAAGGTACATTAGCTGTCCAAGTTACAGCGGCTCCACCGTCATCTAGAACGGCTGTAGCGGCAAGTAACTGCGCTCCTGCTGAAGCAGTACCAATAGAAATGTCTAAGTCATTACCACTTGAACCACCAGTAACAAGGTTGCCTTGGGGATAAGCGATTAAGTTAGTTAGGACTGTTCCTGCGGGCTGAGCAATCGTAACAATAGTGTTTGTGTCGTCTGTAACTGCAATAGTGCCTGTAGTTACTTTTACTTCGTTGGTAGTAGTTACTTCTTGATCTGGATTAGTCGTATCTACACGAGCGGCTAATCTACGTACATCAATTGCGTTTGATGCGTCATTTACGTCTTTACGGATATTTACTTGTGCCATTTTACATTCCTCTTATTTTGGTTTAATCAATAGCCAAATGTTGAGTCTACAGGTTGATATATTCTCTCTCTGTGAAACTGTCTCATTTGATTTATCGTGTCGTTGATGCGTGGTCGTGACATAATCAGATAACGTAGTGCATCGTATGCGTGATCCGGTGCGTGAGTATCTACGTCTTCTGGGTTGCGTTTATCCAGAGGAATACTTTGTAGTTCGCGTATCAGGTTAGGGCATGTATTTAATATTTGTATTCTGGGCCTACCGCTTTGCATGACTTTCAAGTATTCGTGGATTTGAATCTTTCCTTGTATTCGGTTCTTATCTGCTCTTCTAAGCTTGTGTCCTGCTCTTACAAGCGTTTCACCTATTGTTGGGCCTGTAGTACCAGTTCGGCTCCAACAGGCTGTATCAAGCACTCCTTGCACTGAGAAGGGGTCTTCCATTTCCATATCAGTAATCATCTCTGCAAGCTCTGTGCCTAACAAGCCTTTACGGTACAACTCTCTGTATATAATAAGAGTGCCATCACTGGGATCAACTGCTCCCCAGATACAAGCACTTTCAGAGGCATAACCATAATCTATCCCTTTTACTCTTTCCCAATGTACAGGTATTTCAAAAGGTGTAATAACATGTAAGTGCGGCAAAAACTCTGTGAAGGCCGCTCCTTCCGCAACATCCCAATTACCTTCTAGGAGTTGCTGACGCTGTGTAGGCGGTAAAGCCTGTAGCATCTTTTCGTATCTACCGTCTGTCGCTAGGTAGGGGTTGTCTTGCAACCTAGCGGGTATGAATTTCCGTGTTAAACCATCTGCGCCTTCAAAAGACTCGTGGGGTGGCGAAGGATCTATGTAACGCTTCTTAACCCACGTAGCTCCTGCACCTCCAGGATTTGCTGTGCAACGCATGTAACAAGTTATCTCGCTGTCAGTTGTCCGTAGTCTTGAAGCTAAGTAATTCCAACTAAACTCTGTGGGTAGGTGAGTAATTTCATCGAACCCTATCCAACTATATGCTTGACCCTGATAACGATATACGTCTGCATCGCGCTCCAAGAAACCAAACTCTATCTTTGCACCGCTTGGAAAGTTCCAAAGCTTCTCAACTTCCTTGTACTTACATCCCGGAAATGCTTTGGGGTATAGTTCACGGCTCTTGTCTATAAGCTCTCGTAGTTCTGGCATAGAGCGTCTTATGATTAAACCTCTATGGGCCGACCGATGAGCGTAGCGAAGAGGATCTACTAACATCGCATAGCTTTTACCACCACCTGCCGCTCCACCGTAAAGGACATCCGTTTCCCCTGCGGCAAGGAAATCTTCCTGTGGGCCTTCATTGGCCTTGAAGATAATATCAGCTTCTTCAGCTAAGGCATTAGGTAGGGCTTTTAGTTCTGGAGCCTCTAAGATGTTTGAGCTTCCAGTGCCTTCTAGCTTCTTTAATGTCTTGTTGGTAGTGCTTATTGACTTCTTATAGTTTTCTACTTTAGTCTGAGCCGCCTTTAACTTCTTTTGCTTTTCACGGACTACTTTCTTTGCATCCATTGTAGCTTTAGTTTTTGAGTGGTAGGTGTATCCACGCCCTTTAGATCCTTTAGCTCTTCCTGACTTTTTGCGCGGTGTCCCATCAACTTTAAGTACGAAAGCACCTGCTTCGTCTTTGAGATAGCTGTCAGGATTAACATCCCAATCATTCTGCATGTTTATCCGCTATCTTCTTTAAGCCCATGTGCGATAGCTTGCGCCCTGTAATGCTTTCAAGATATAGACTTCCTTCGCGTAGACTTATTGTACGATCTTTAATCATAGGAAGAATCTTATTTAAAGCTTCAAGTTGTTCTTGTACAGGTGTAAGTAACTCTACGTTACCCTCATTTAGCTTATAACCAAAAGGGATAGTGCTACTAGACCTCCTCATATGTACCTTCTATTACTGTCTCTTGCTTAGCGGGGAGTATAAATAAACCTCCGGCAGTATTAACAGTAACATCTAGTCTTTCAGTCTTGCCTAAGCCTACACGATCTAGGATTGTCTGTGCGGCCTGTATACGCATGTTAGCTTGTGGTATAGGCTCTGCACTGTCCATGATGTGTACGAGCTTTAGAGCGGCTTTAGGGGCGCTCTGAGCTAGTATGTTGGTAGCTAGATCAAGTATCTCTGTCTTTAAAGACTTAACAACACTATTAATGCTTGTAGGAGCATAACCTGCCATCTCTCCTGCAAGCCTAGTATCCCCATTACAGGTTAATAAGCTATCTATAAAGGATTGTTGTTTAGTTGTTAATTCTTTATTAGTATTCATGTACTCCATTATACTGCGATATTAGAGTGTTGTCAAGTCTTTTCTGCATATATATATATAAATAAGTGAAATAGTTCTTGACAACATGCCAATATCACAGTATAATGGATATTAAGGCCGCAGGGTTATATAGCCTGTATAGCCCCTCTAGCTTATCCCTCCTAATATCCCCCTTTAAAGTAAAAAGAAAAGAGAAAAGAAAAGCTACTTCCTTTTATTACCTTCCCCTGTAGAGTCTTTATAGCCCCGCACCTATCTGGTATACAATCTTAATAGCCTGTAAAATGTATGAGGTTTAGTATATATAGGGGGGAGGGGCTATGGCGACCTACCCCGCCCTTGAGAGCCTACCTTTTATACGTCAAAACGCAAGAGACAGGCAGGATTCCTAGCACACTTCACCTTTAAAGTCTATAAAAATCTAAACTGGTTAGGGATAGCGACCTGCTACACTAAACAGGCTTTAAAGTCTATAAAGTTTCTGAAACTAAATAAATTAAATGTGTTGCAATCTAGTTGCCAAGCCTGTA